CTGGACGGTTAGCAAATGCTTCTGCAACTGCATCAGCAAGTGTACCGTTGTTACGAACAATACCAGCAAAAGCATCAGTACCTGCGTAGAACTTAAGGTTTGACTTAAGTGCACGGTATTTACGAGGCATTGCTAATAGCAAACCTTGCATTACTGATGTAGTGTAGTTATTGTCTGCAACTGTTGCAGCATACTCGTGAGCGTCGTTTCCAACTGTCAAACGAGTTTGCTTGATAAAGCCAGGCATAATTGAAAGGAAGGCATCTGCGCCTGATCCTAAACCATTGATAGCAAGATCTTCAATATCGTTTGCGAAAGCATTGGTCATCAAGCGAACTAGATGATCTTCAAGTGCTCCACCTTCAATATTGTCTTCAAGTGCTTCTGTTGATACTTCCCAATCAAGACGAATCTTTTTTGTAGTAAGTTCAACTTTTGTAAAGGTTGCGCCGATGTTTGTATAATCTGGTGCACCTTGTGCTGCTGCACGGATTACACGCTCTCCAACGTTGACCTTTTCGATCTCCATTGTGTTAGCACGCATTGTAACTCTACGACCATCTTTAGCGAGAACTGTTGCATCCCACACATAGTCGATGAAGCGACGAGCCTGCTCTGGTGCTAGAATACCACCTGCTACGCCTGTTGGGTTTACTGCGTTTGCTCCAGTTGTTGAACCGAATGCTGCAGTAGCAGTGTTACCAAGTTGTGATCCTACAGACTGTGCTGCTGAATCTAAACCTGTTGCACTACCAATACCACCAGAAACGAAACCGCCTTGAGAGTTAATCTCATTGCCTGCTCCGCCTGATCCTGGATAGTTTTTTTCTAGGTCTTTATTTTGTTCCGACATTATTTTTCACCTCCTAGTGATTTTATTGCTTATTTAAATAGGTCGGTTGATGTGAGGAAACGACCGCCCCATAGGGATTTCTGAACTTTTGAGGGTTCAAACTGCACGATCTCGCCTAGATCGCCAGACTTGCGGAAAGCGGTATCTTGTTCTACAAGATCTACTCGCTTGCCAAACTCATTGAAAGAACCCTTAACATTGTTTACTTCAGCAGATACGGATTTAACCTCACCTGATACATTGTCAAGAGACTTACTTAATGCAACTACCTGCTCATGAAGAGACTTAACGGTTGTTGCTAAATCGCCAAAGGCATTTGTAAGAGAGTTTTTGATTTCTGCAACTGCCTCAACAATTGTTTCATCAGACTTTGTTACAGCAGTTTCTACTGCAGCAACCTCTCCCTCTTCTGTTTTTACTTCAGAAGAATCTGCACTACCGTCTTCTGATTTAGCAATAGCAAGTTCTTCAACTGCTGGTGCTTCCTCAACGACTGCTGGGGCTTCTGTTACTTCTGCAACAACTTCTGCTGGTGCTTCTGCAACGACCTCTGCTGGCTGTGCCTCTGGAGCGACCTGTACTTCTTCAACTGCAGTTTCAACTACTGCTTCTGTTGCTTCAGTCATAGGACTAACCTCCTTTGTAATCTTAATTGTACTAATGCCTTTAGCACTATCAACTAAGAACTTTATCATTTCTGTATTATTTTTATCTCCCTTTTCAATGAAACCAATATTTTGCATTGGATTTCCTGATGTAGGGCTTGTCTCACTTTCAGATTCTGAAACCATTACAATTCCAGTTTCTTTGTCCCAAAAAACATTTTCTATCTCTGCCTTTGAAAGATATCCACCAACTACATTTTGACCATTTACTTTTTCAATGGATACAATGTTTGCAAATTGGTTTGCTGGATTATCAACCAAGGACAACTCATATAGATCGTATTCTTTAATAATTCTAATGCTTTTCTTTAAATCATCGTTATATGCATCGTCCCAAGTCTTAATGTTTCCACCAATTGAAAAACCTTTATATGTTCCGTCTAATACCTTTTCCCATGCATCTTGTGCACCTTTTGAAACATAAGCAGATACATAAACTCCGCTATAAAATTTCTTTACTGATGGATCAAAATAGCGATCTTCTTTAAATGATACTATCTTTCCTACTGCGGATGGTTGATGCATCTCTCTCAAATTACCCCTGAAATTTTTAAATGCTTCAATGCTAGACTCAGTTGTTACGATATCGCCTTGACGATCAACGTTATCAAGAGTTGCAAACCCTGAAACTATACGGCGCTCTACATCGATTTTGCCAATAGGCATTGATAGACGAACATTGTCGCCATTAGTTTCCCAATGTGCTTTATTTATTAACATATCGTTATCCATTATACCAAACATTTTAACGTATATCTCAGTTATTGAGACGATCTGCCTTCACCTTGTGGATTACGACCAGCAATGGTTGTTGGAGAGTCAGAGTTGTTATTTGTTCGTTCTGCATCTCTTTGACGATTCCCTGCCAAATTTGCTCTAGCGTCAGTTGCTTGTCTTGGAGACATTGTAAATGGTTCATCACCATCTGGTCTTTGTGGCAAGTCCAACTTTTCACGAGCCTCGTTTGGAGTCATAACCTGTGTCTTTACATATCTCTCAATAATTTGAGATTGTGCAATTTCATCGGTTAAGGTTAACTCATTAAACTTAAGTTCAAGAATGTCTGTTTTTTCTCTAATAATTTTGTTAACAACCTTTTCAAGGTGCTTTTGCGCTGGACGAGATACCTGTTCTTTAAAGGTACGATCCTGTGAAAGGGCAGCAGCAATACCTGAATCAGCACCACCAAGTTTAGAAATAGGTACTTGGTGAGCAATAAGGATATCGTCTCTATTTTGTTTACGATACTCTTTAAATGAGCCATCCTGGATACCGTTTTCAATTGGCTCCATTTTAAACTCAACCTTATTATTCTCTGTATCGCCAGGAAGTGGGATATAAAGAGTTCTATGAGACTGAGATTTAAGCCCAGTTTGTAAGAATCTAAACATCTTGTCTTCTCCGTCAGAAGATAACTTTGCACCTTTAAGCGTTACGATATACCTTGGAACAGCCTTGTTTTCAAAGTAATCAATATTATATTGTGAAGCAAGTTGATCACCAATTAGCGAAGGCATTGCTGCTACGATATCTGGAATACCATAAAATGTATTTAATGGAGAGTATTCTTTATAATGAATAATCTCATTTGGGCGTGGATCAGCAGTCATTGGGTTTTTATTCTTTGCCCCAAAGTTTCTAAAGTAAACTACTGAGTTTCCAATAATCTGGACAAATCCATCGTGCAGACGACGTACACGAACTGTTGTTGCTGGGATATGACCAAGATAGCCAATCTCTCCAGTAACAGTTCTACCTACTTCAAGAAAACCATTTCCTGTAGCCTGTACATCTGTATAAAACTTTTCCATTGTTTTAGTAAATGAATCATCATCGTTAAGGTTTTCTATCCAGTCTTTAAGTTCTAACTTCATTCTTTCAATACGATTACGAGCACGATCTACCGCTGCTTGATCTTCGTTCATTTCAAACCTTAGCATCGTTCTGTCTGCAATATCAAAACGGTATCCAAGACCAACCACGTTTTCTACTTTAGCATCAATAGCAGCATGATTAGCAAATGATGTGTCATAGAAGTTTGCTAATTCATACATGTTATATGGAGGAGTGATTACGTCAAATAGTCCGTAACCATTTCTATATACCGTGCCAGGATTAATTGCTTTTGATCCAGCGTCTACTCCTGATGGAGTTGCATTAGCAGAATCAAGATATTCGTTTGTTGCAAAAGTCATTGCTTTTGTTACATTACGTGCAGTTTTTCTACGAAAGTTTTGATCTAATCCAGAAAAATCTTTAAGTTGATCCCAAGATTTGTTAAATGGATCTTGTGAACTAAAAGGATTGTCATCTCGCTCTTGGGTATTTAACCCAACTCTTACATATTCATCACTCATCATTACCATACTTATCATAGGTTTGTCGTGCTGCTACCCAAGCACCATGATCATTCATGGAAGGAATTAAACCATTCTTCATTCTATCTAACTGTTCAGAATGTTCTTCCTCGCTAATTCTAGTTAATCCAGGTACAAATACTGCCTTACCTTCACCATCATCTCCGTAATGCATTGCTGCTTTTCTTAATTCTGCAATCTTAGAGATGTCTCCACGCTCTGATGGAATATTCAATATGCTACCGTCGCCGTCAGTAAACCAGGCTCCGCTAGACTTTTTGTATACGTATAGTCCCCAGTTGTAGTCTTTTTCTATTACTTTGCGTCGGACATTGCCAACTTTTTTAAGAATTTCATTATCCATAACCACAAGTATAGCAGATTATACTGGAACTTGAACCGTTGTCTGCCAAACTGTATCTTGATAGATCTTTAATCTTTCAGCATCAAAAATCATACCCTCTTCATCATCAATGATAATCTTATTAGTTCCAAGGTATGTTTTGTATACATCTGCAGGACTTACTCCGTATAGATCTGATGAAGAAATAACAAGAACGCCTTCCCACGTAAAACTATTTAACCAATACTGCCAATCAAAGTTGGTTACTCCGTCTGTTTTAATCTGTAGCCAAGGTCTAAATAATGTGCTTTGAACCTGCTGTAGGTTATTAGCCTGGTAGTAGGCAATATTATTAAATATCATTGGACCAGTTAGGTTAATTGCACCTAGGAATGAGTCAAAGTTTAAGGCTGTAGAAAATGCGATTCCA